TGACCACTACGAAGGGCCGCCGGTCGGCCTGCTGTACATCGATGGGGACCACGCGAAGCGCGCCGCTATCGCCGATCTCCGTGCATGGCGATCGCACCTCACTGACGATGCCCTGGTGGTCTTCGATGACTACGCCATGACGAATAATCCCGGTGTCAAGGTCGCGGTTGAAGCGCTCACCGAATCCGGCGAGCTTGCCGACGTGCAAGAGGTCGTGTCGCGCATCGCGGTATGCAAGCTCGGTGCCGTTCGTGGCACACGAAAGCCGGGAGTGGGGAAGTGAAGTCAATCAACTACACGCCCGCAGGTTACTGGGATCGCAGGTACCGCGAGGGTCGAACATCTGGCGCGGGCTCCGAAGGCGACGAAGGCGCGTACAAGGCGGCGTACGTCGAACGGTTCATCATTGATAACGATGTTGAGAGCGTGATCGACTGGGGGTGCGGAGACGGGCAGGTACTCGCACAGATCGAGCTGAACGGCGCTCGATACACCGGCATCGACGTATCTGAGACGATCGTCAAGCGCATGCGTGAACGGTTCCCGCATCGTCGGTTTCTATCGTCAACCGACGCGCATGATCGTTGGTCGCACGAACTGGGGCTCAGCATGGACGTGCTGTTCCACCTGCCCGACGACGCCGATTACTTCGGCTACCTTGATCAGCTTTTCGGCAGTGCGACGCGGTTCGTGGTCATCTACGCCACGAACTACGCGGGTGGCCGAACGGCGCGGCACGTCTTCCGACGCGAGTTCACGCCCGACATCAAGGAGCGGTTCCCCGACTGGAAACTCACGACTGTTGAGACGCCGCTCCGCGAAGGGCTCGCGTCGTTCTTCGTGTACGAAAAGAAGGCATGATGCGACTCTCAGTGAAGATCATGGCGCACAAGAAGCGTGCGCGGCATATCCCCGGCCTCCTCGAACGACTCGGACTCACCGATAAAGACGTGATCTGGGATCGTCGCAGTGACAGGTGGGATACCGGCCGTCGCGCATGGGAAGCGGTAGACCAGACGGCCGACTTCGGATGCGTGCTCCAGGATGACGCATTGGTGCCGCTTGACTTCATCGCAGGCATGGAAAAGGCGCTGACCTACCTGCCCGAACGCGCGCTCGTATCTCCGTACACGGGAACACGCAGACCTTCGGCAAGCCGTGTCGAACGCGCTGTGATCGAGGCGCGCAAGGCGGGTGTGTCATGGATTCGTATGCCGTCGCTGAACTGGGGTGTCGGCATCATCGCGCCGACAGACATCATCGATCGCATGTTGCCGTGGTGCGACAAGCAGCAGTACCCGAACTATGACCGCCGTATCGGCCGATACGCCATCGACGTTCTCGGCATCCCCACGTGGTGTACGTGGCCCTCACTCGTGGATCACCGCGATGACGACAGCCTCGTGGGACACGGGCAAGGCCGCAAGGCGCATCAGTTCCTCGGTGAGGACGTTTCCGCGCTCAGCGTGAAGTGGGACAGCTCTTACGTTGATCTCTCCCCGAAGATGGTCGTAGGGCGTCGTTTCCCGAAACGGCCCGTCGCTAGCGTCTTCAACCCGCAGCCTGCCGAAGAGGTGTCGGGGGTGCGAGCGGCCCGCGTGGCGAGCAACCGACAACGTGCCGCTTCGGTGCTACGCGTACCAAGGCAAGGCGGAACACCTGATGTACCGCCGAAGCGCCCGGCATAGCGTCTCACAGGCGGTACACTGATCTGCACGGGGGTTGGCAATGGCGATAGCGCAGTACACGGACAAATTCTGGTATCCAGATGGCACGCTGGCGACAAACATTGCGGTGCGTATCTTCCCGCTGAACTCGAACATCCTCGCGCCGCTGTTTGCTGATCTTGCCGCTACGGTTCCGTTGGATAACCCGCTCACGACCAGCGGAACCGGTGACATATCGTTCTTCGCCGAAGAGGCCGAATACTGGCTGCACATCGACACCGAGACGTTCCGTATCCGGGTCGGTCCCGAACCCATCGACCCGGCCAGTGAAATTGCCGCAGCCGTCCTATCGACGGGCATCACGGCCGGGGGCGACCTCTCCGTGAACGCCGTAAGTTCCTCCGCTATCGACATCGCCCCGCTCACCGGGTACATCACTGATTTCACGCCCGACCCGTTCGCGCCGACTATCACCCGCATCACGTACCCGGGCGGGACGGTGGAAATGGACGCGGGTGCGCTGGCCCGGACGGCCACGGCGTGGCTCATGGACGCGGGCCAAGTCATCACACAGCAAGCGCTACCGCCCTCGAACGCGCAGCGCCGCACCCATATTTTCCTTGGCGTGACCGCACAAGTCGGCGGCGTCATCATTGTCGACCAGTCGCTACCGGTCATCATGCAGCAACCCGCGAACCAGCTCACGGACCTCATGACCGCGCTCGGGGCGTTCAACATCTCCGGGAACCAGATCACCCCCAACGGCGTCAACCGCATGATCGACCACGCCGCCGGGACCCTGTTCTCTCAGGCGTTCAACCACTTCGTGGGGTCGGTACAGACGGACGACCCGCACGTGTCCATCAGCGGCGCGCATTCACCGGTGAACTTCCGCTACGCCACTCGTGACGTGAATGTACTGTTCGGACCGTTGACGAACCTGGTCGACGTGGCGAATTACGATGTCGGCGGCGTCGTCACGCCTGTCGGCGGCGGCGCGAACACCAGCACCATTCACCGTGTGTTCATGTTCGCGAACAATAACCCGGATGACCAGATTGTTTTGCAGTACGGGCAAACCACGTATTCGAGCCTCGCCAACGCCGTCAACTCTATCGGCGCCGGAACGTTCATACCGAACCCGCTCATGCGGGCCGCCGCGTTCCTCGGGTATATCTGTGCCACCCGCACCGCCACGAACCTCTCCGACACCGCGCAAGCCGTGTTCGTGGCCGCAGGAAAGTTCGCCACGCCGTAAGGAGGTCCCATGCCAGTTATCAATCCTATCCCGACAGCCGCAACGGCTGGAGGTGCAGCGTTCGGTTCGTGCCAAGCGTGGAATCTGTCGTGCGCTACTTTCCCCGAATCGGTGACGCCGGAGCTTGAAGCCACGGCGGCAATGATCGCCACCGAAATCCTGTGGAACCGAACGAAACGCCAGTTCGGCGTCTGCTCGGTGAAGCTGCGACCGTGCCGGAAAGACTGCCTCCCCGCTGGTCCGTGGATTCCCACGACGGGCGGGTGGTACGACTTCACCGGCTCATCGTGGCCGTTCCCGCAGCCCGCACTCATCGGCGGCGCGTGGATCAACATCGCGTGCGGATCATGCTTCTCCGACTGCTCGTGCTCGCACATCTCCGAAGTGCGCCTTCCATATCCGGTAGCCTCGATTACCGAGGTCAAGGTTGACGGCGTTGTGCTGCCTTCCACGGCTTATCGCGTGGACAACTTCAACCTCCTCGTTCGCATCGACGGTGAGGAGTGGCCGCGGTGCAACGATATGAACCTCGAAGACACCGAGGTAGGTACGTGGTCGGTGACCGCCGATTACGGGCAGGAGGTTCCCGAGCTCGGCAAGCTCGCAGCTGGTCAGCTCGCGGTGGAGATCGCGAAACGGTGCGTGAACGCCTCCGGTTGCGTCCTACCATCCGGCACCGTGCAGGAGGTGACGCGGCAAGGCGTCAAAAAGGTGTTCTTCGATTCAGAGACGGCTTTCAAAGGCGGCATGACGGGTATGTACTGGCCTGACCTGTTCATCAAGACGTACAACCCGAGCGGCACTGGTATCGCCACGATCTTTGATATCGACGGGTCACGACCACGGCGGGCAGGTACCTCCTGATGGTGTTCACCAATGCGAACCCCTTCGCGGGGTACGAACTCGCCGAGCACCTGCGAGACTGCATCGTTCCCTACCTTGAGGGCACGACCACCGGCCTGCCCGGTCGGGTGTGCATCACGACGGGGCAAATCGCCTGGGACGACTGCGAGTGCGGGCAGCTCGTTGTCTCGCTTGACAGGCCGTACGAGTCGGGCACGTTCCCGAATCCCTGGGATGCGACGGAGAACGCAGGCACGCGCAAGTGCGGTGCTCCGCTGTTCGTGTTCCAGTACACGGTGTCAATGCTCCGGTGCTCACCGACCGGTGACGACATGGGGAACCCTCCCCCGTGCTCTGAGGTCGACGCAGCGGCGCGCGTGGCTATCGAGGACGCGTGGGCGGTACGGGCCGGACTCATGTGCTGCCTATGCGCGGGCTCCACGCGTACTGACGGGGTGAAGCTGTTCGACCGGTACACGATCGGTCCTCAAATCATGGTGGGGCCTATGGGAGGCTGCCAGGGCTCCGCGGTCACGGTGCAGATCGGTGTGCCCAACGGCGGATACCCTTGCGATATCAGTTAGGGGCGTCATGGCGACATCAAAGGTTCGGCATTCAACCAATTACGGGAACATCCGCGTACTGATGACCTCTCCGACTTCCGGTGTCGTGATGAACCTACGCGCTCGCGCGCTCGCCACGCAGGCAGCCGCTAAGCGCCGACTCAACTCCGATCCGCGTCGCATCGATACGGGACTGCTGGTGAACTCCATTCAGATTCGGGAGTACATCCGAAACGGTGCTATTGTTGATCGGATCGGTACCGATGTCGAGTATGCCAACTACGTGCACCAAGGCACTCGGTACATGGAGCCCAACCCGTTCCTGGTTGACGGACTTCGGGAAGGCTTCACGCAGTTTTCCTAGAAAGGTGACATCATGACTCGTAAGAGCTTTACCACTCGCAAAGACCGCATCGATTTCGACATCGATGAAGAGGTGTTC